GAGTATATAGTTATATAGCATACCCATACTACTTACGTAGCATAAAATATGTATAACACTATATGACCTACAGGATAGATAAGATGGATCTTACCGACGACCACATGTCTTTGGCCTCCCCTGCGTCATAACCCGTGTCTAACCAATGAGCTATTAACTTCTCATTGACCTTACACGAGTCGAACACGTCAGGAGGCTTCCACACGGGCCGCCCCTTTCTGATGGCATCTTTCCTTGGCAGAAATTTGCGCACCAGAGACTCTGGATTTAGATATAAATCCACAGCCTCGTTGAACCACATGTCCGCGTAACACGAACTGCGATCCTCATTGATCCCCACTGCTTTAGTGACCTCAATTATATACTCCCAGAGCCACGGTCGTTCTTCAGACGTCTTTGGTGACATCTGAAGAGCGACGCGCGCTCTCTCGAGCCGCATCATGGGTGTGATGGGTCGTCCTCGAACATAATCATAATGAATGATTTTCTCAAGCAACTCTGCATCAGTACGTTCCGGGTACGCTCCTTTGAACGTGTACCCTAAGAACGTGGGGGCTCCATCTACCTCGTAGCGACTATTCCGATAAGTCACTTTAGGTATGTCGTTCTTCACAACTAGGCCGAACAACCTTCCTGCCAGTAAGTACGCTCGTAACATCCCCATCTCCATCGACGAGGGGCCTGACATTACTGAGTCATCCCCCGCGATACACAGACGGGGATGACCAGCGCATCCTTCTCCCCTACCCGCGGGGAACACCGCCGATAGCAATGCCCTATGCACCAACCAGTTGCACAGCGATCCTACTAAGGACGTGAAAGGACTGCCAGATGGGATCCCGCGTCTCTTGCGATACACGAAACCACCAGGCGTTACAATGAGCGAGTTTACGAAGTGGTTGTATAAATAGTCGAAGATTCTTCTGATCTCAGAGAGATCTTTTCCTCGACCTACGTAACAACACTCCATCAGCGCAAAGGCTTGTCTAATCAAAACCTCCGGCACCGTACTATCGTACCTACTCCAATCGTTCTCGACCGTGACGCCGTTGTCGATGTCATCGAGGAACCGGAAGAAGCCACACTTAGTCCAGCTACTTCCCATGTATATAGGTGATGTTTTACACCTAATAAACATATCCAATATAGGCCTGGCGACCATGGAACCTATGATCGTTGGGATCAAATCGTCCATCATCACCAGCCTAGATTGCGGGTTTCCTCCACACGCAACAACCTTGTCACGGCCTCCTAACTCAAACAGAGAGCATCCTAATTCTCCATGCTTCACGATACGGTCATAAACCGCCTCCACCATATCGATAGACATGACTTGGGCCTTCCCTTTTGTCGCGTGGTAGTCACGACGGCCCCAAAATCCGGAATAAGCCTCTGGATTCAAACCCACAGTACGAAGAGCTTCCCGTCCGCGCCACTTCACGCGCGACAACGGCAGCTCATCAATGTACTCCATGGCTTTGTCCAATAAGGAATATGCTACGCACGGTACTGGACGAATCTCACCGTACTCACATAACCTCAACTTATTATACTCCCAACCCCCTGGAACACGCTCCTTACCCATAGCGT